TCTTTCAAGGCTGAACCGGGATGACTATACGAACCTTCCGAATAAAAACTTCGTGTCTGGACAACCATTGCAATTCTGGTTCGACAGGACAATACCGCAACCAGCAATGAATGTGTGGCCAGTACCAAACAATGACTTTATCCAGATAGTAGTCAGGTGCTCAAGGTACATCATGGATGTTGGTGATTTGAACGGCGAACTTGAGATACCGCAGAGGTGGTACAAGGCGATTATGCTGGCGCTGGCACACGAAATGTCAATGGAGCTGCCGGGCGTTGAAATGGATCGAATAGTGTATCTTGAAGCGCAAGCAACTAAATTCATAGCTGAGGCAGAGGATGAGGAGCGTGATAACAGTCCGGTCTACATTGCCCCGGCAATCGGGTGCTACAACAGATAATGCCTAGATTCCTAAATACGAGAGGGTACTCAACGCTTGCGGTTGCAATCTGCGATAGGTGCCGCATGAAGAGGCCATTGGCCACACTTAGCTCCGACAGGAACATCCCGGGGCTTCGTGTATGTGACAAGGGGTGCAATGACCTAAAAGACCCTTGGAAACTACCAGCTCGTCAAACAGAGCAGATTGCGGTAAGATTCCCACGTCCAGATGTTGATATTGGAGTGACTGAGTCGACATTGATAGACCACACTTATGGCGGGTTCGAGATAGCTGTTGAGACAACAGATACACCATCAACCAACGGAAACTTAGACAGTCTGGAAATATAAAATGGTACAGAGAAGAATTGTAGATTTACCGTTCGCAACAACACCTCTTGTCGGGTCAGAGCTTGTTCTAATCTTCCAAGGTGGGCAAGCGAAGCAGGTGGCCGGGAGCGAGTTCGCTATCTTGGCCGGGGGCGTGCTGGAGGTAGATACTGGGACTGGCCTCACTGGTGGGCCTATAACCGGGACTGGCACTATTGCACTGGCAGATACGGCAGTCACTCCCGGTGCTTATGGATCGGTTTCAGCGATACCAGTTTTAACCATTGATCAACAGGGAAGAATAACCGCTGCCTCTGCCACCGCATCCATTCAGGCAAGTACAGCAGCCGCCCTACAGACGCCACGGACAATCGCTGGCGTTTCGTTCGATGGGACAGCAAATATTGACCTTTCATTAGACAACCTTTCGGACGTAGTGATTAGCACACCAGCCCTTGGTGAGGTTATAAAATACAATGGGAGTTCGTGGACAAACGCTACAGCGACCTCTGCTTCTGCTAGTTCCGGGATAACATTCTACAATGCCAGCCCAACTCTAATCGCTGCCGGGGCAAGTAATAGCATTGTCATGCTTACCTTATCGCGCACCCCGGTTACGACCGCTGAATTAACTGTATCAGGAACGGCGGTATCTAATACAGTTGCTTTCTTGGCGGCAAAATCAGCGGCATTGGGGCGCACGCAAATTGACGCTGGATCGTGGGCGTTCGAGTTCTTCGCGGGAGTGGATAATGCTGGCGGAACAACAACCATAACTCGCAATGCGTATAATGCGCTACCTATTTCAGGTGCGACAATAACAGTCACTGGAGCCGGGACTACAAGAACTGCCACAGCTTCAGCAGGAACCCCGTTTGCGCTTGCTAAGATTGATGCTTCTGCCGTTAATACGGATGCATCATACCTTGAGACTCCGCTTGGTATATATCAAATATCTGCACGCACTTCAGATACTGTTGTAACCATTATCGTTCCAGCCGGGTACGTCAATGAGGCAGCTGTTGCTGGAGTTGTATGGAAGAAGCTGTTTGGCGCAACAACACCAGACATTAATGCGGTAACACCTATCTATGATTCAATAACAGCAACTTCTGTTCAGTCGGCATTCACGATAGATACCACGGCAAGCCTTGGGATGATATCATTCGTAACGTCCACGGCCACAAGGACTGTTACTACATCGTACAATGGCACGCAGCATAATACGCGAGTAGAAACTCCGCTATCAGTGTTGCATAACGACATAGTTGGCTTGCAGGGTGGCACATCAAATGAATACTATCACTTGACCTCTGCTGAATATACCGGGACAGGAACTGGTGTATTTGCACGTAAAACCTCTCCTGCATTCCTTGGTACGGCTACATTCGTAAATCTGTCTGCCAGTGGAAGCATGACATTTACAGGGGTTGGAAGCAGGTTAATTGGAGACTTCTCAGCTGCCACTATCGCTGACAGGACGATAATGCAAACATCAACTGTTGATGGCGCAAGCCATCTGCATTTGATCCCAAATGGCACTGGAACATCCAGTCAATTCATTGCGTCTGCTAATTCAGGCACAATTGATTGCTCAGAATTCAGGTTCCAGATATCTTCTGCCACTGCTAATGCATCTATCAGATCATCCAGAAGAGGAACCGGAACATTTTATCCGATTGAGTTCTATACAAGTGATGTTCTAGCAATGTCCATAGCAACGTCAGGCGTGGTAAGCATCCCGCTGGGATTAACTCTCAGTGGGCCGATAACTACAGCAGCCGATGGCAGTATATGGAAAAGCACAGACAGTGGATTGGTTCTCAGGGGGGTTGCTGGATCAATACGTGATTTTACTCTGTTTAGCGCAGGCGGTACAAAGCTAATGAGCAACCCAACTGGGACATTACATCTTAATATGGATGGTAGTTTTGGGCGTAACTTCCCAGTATCAAAAACCACAAGCTTTTCTGTAGCCGCCACTGAGAATTGGATTATTTGTGCTGGATCAGCGACCATTACGGTTACGCTGCCATCGGGAGCATCCTACTCAGGGCGCGAGATTACAATAAAAACAACAGCTGCCTTTACAGTGGTATCAGCAAGCTCTAATGTGTATCCACTGGCCGGCGGCGGATTGGGTACTGCAATCTTGGCCGCGACAGCTGGTAAGTGGGCCACGTTAGTTAGTGACGGGACTAACTGGATCATAATGACAGGGAATTAATATTTTTAATTCTTTGCTAGTAGAGAATTAATTTATAGGCGTATAAATAAAAAATGGAATTTACAGTGGATATTCAGGTTATTGTAAACTTTGCCCTTGGCGTATTCTTGGCATTTATGGGCTTCATTGTTCGTAGAGCAATAAAATTGGTAGACGATATAGCCGCAGACATTCGTAAAATAGAAGTAGACCTTCCGACAATATATTCTCGCAAGGAAGAGGTGAAGGAGGGATTCATAAGGCTGGAAAGTATTTTGAACAGGATGTTTGCAAAACTTGATGAAAAGATGGATAAACGATGAGAGCTACAGATTCACTGTATTTATTGCTAAAGAAAAGAATAAATGAAGAATTTGATGATGGAATAAAATTTACATCTCGTAATTTTAATGACATTGCAAAGCTATGCGAAAGGCCGTTCAACGACATCACGGTAAGATTAAATTATCTTGCCAAGCAAAAGATAATTGAAGCGTGCGGGAGCATCCCAACAGGTAGCGGTGGTCACAATATAGTCAAATATAAGCTTGTAAATAAACATGCGCTATTGCTTTTGATACCGGATGAGCGCGAAAAGGAGACTGGAGCGGCAAAAAAAAGAAAGGACGACAGTATAATAAACGCCCTGTTCCTCAATGAGATACTTAACAACATAACTAGAAGCAGACTACAAAGGGAAAAAAATGAGCAGAGAACTATCTAATCTGTCCCCATACATGAAAATGAAGGCATTAGCATTCCTTGATGAATGCAGGGAAAATGAGCTGGATATTGTGATAATTTGCACTGACCGCAGCTATGAGGAACAGCAGATTCTTTTCGATAAAAAACTGACGAATGCTAGGCCGGGACAGTCTGCGCATAATGCGCGTGACAAAAACGGTCGGCCAGCAGCAGAGGGGTTCGATATAGGGGTAATAAGGCACGGACGCTATGTTGGTAATGGCGATGACCCGCACTATAAGATGGCTGGCGTCATAGGCGAGAGGCTTGGCTTGCGGTGGGCTGGCAGGTGGACTGGCAAGCTAAGGGAGGTGGCGCACTTCCAAAGCGCTTTATTTAAGACCCCCGCTCCAATTCCCAAGGAGAAGTGGTACGCCAAAGCGGTGACGGCAGTAAAAAAGGCAATCTCATCGGTAATGAAATAATGGATCAACAGGATATTGGTGCATATAAAAACAGGCGAATATCAGTGCTGTCAACTACTGCATACATAACGGTGCTTGTGTGCCTAGGTGTCACGGTATGGGTATCTGATATGAGTGAATATGTTCAAGGAGTCCTGACTGTTGTTCTTGGAAAATATTTGAGCTACACAGATCAGGTTTATGCTTATGACTTTGGAACAACAAGGTCAAGCAACACCAAGGATGCTACAATAGCAACGCTGTCAAATTCGGCAGTTGATGCACAATTAACGAAGGAGCAAAAATGAAATATGTATTGATGATGGTTATGTCGATTTTACTCATGGCATGCGCTGCATCACCTCAAACTCCAGCGCAATCTGTTTATATGATCCAGAATGACTTCAGGGCCGCTTTAGTGGTCGCCGTGGCATACAAGGAGCTTCCCAAGTGCGGAACGGGCATTAAGCTATGCTCTGACCCTTCTGTGGTGCATAAATTGCAGGATGCCTACGATGTTGCCAATGCTTCGCTGACTGCCGCTCAGACAACTGTTCGAGTTGGTGGCAGTAATGCAGAAATGGCCGTTACAGCTGCAAAGCAGGCAGTCCTTATTCTAACTGCAATAACTAAAACCTTGGAGATAAAATAATGAATCCAGCCGCGCTAGTATATGCAATTCAATTGTTAAGCCAACTTCCGTCACTCATTATGGCCGGGCAGGAGGTTGTTGACTTGATCAACAAAGGGAATAATGCGCTGAAAGATATGCAGGCTACTGGGCGTAATCCAACAGATGCAGAATGGAAGGAGTTGAACGACTCCATCGAGGCTCTTGGTAAGCGATTGCACGCTGAATAACAGAGGGGAGTGATATGACGGCAGCGGCAGTGATGACGTATGACAGCTTGGTAACTGATATTGAGAGTTACCTTGAAAGAACTGACACGGATACTGTAAATCAGATTCCGCGCTTTATTGCCCTTGCCGAGCATACAATTGCAACAGAGATAAAGTTCCTTGGTAACTTGGCCGTCATTACCGGGAGCTTCACGCCTTCAGAGCCTGTTCTTGAGAAGCCTGCTGGATGGCGAAAAACAGTATCAATGAACGTCACGGTGGCCGGGAAAAAAGAGCCAATGTTCTTGAGAAAATATGAATTCCTTCGGGCATTCTCTCCAGATCAGACAGTAACGTCCACCCCAAAATATTATGCTGACTATGACTATGACCATTGGCTAGTAGCGCCAACCCCGCCTTCTGCGCTGGCGTTCGAAATTTCATACTATGGTATAGAGCCTCTATCCTCAGATAATCAAAGCAACTATTTCACAAGGCACGCACCACAAGCATTGCTGTATGGGGCGCTGCTTCAGTCTGCTCCATTCCTAAAGAATGATGAGCGCATTGCAATGTGGCAAGGAAAGTATGATGCATTTATTAACAGCTTAAAAACAGAGGACGTAGAGCGCATATTGGATCGCTCTGCCTTTGTGAAGGGAACATAAATGATATATACAATTTATATTATTACTAATAAAGTTAACGCAAAGCAATATATTGGCATGACTAATAATATAAGCAAGAGATGGAGAGAGCACATAAAGGCAGATGGTGGGTGCCCAGCTCTTCATGCTGCCATACATAAATATGGCATAGGAAGTTTCGTATTAACTGTTATTGCAAACTCTTATGATAGAGAATCTGCTTGTAGCGTAGAGCGCCTATTAATCGCTGAACACAATACAAAGTCTCCTCACGGATATAACATTGCCAGAGGAGGAGAGGGTGGTATTGGCAGGCCATGGACTCCAGAAGAAAGAAATACAAGAAATTTTGGAATGCGCGGCAAGAAGCATACTGATGCATCAAAAGAAAAAAATAGAAAATCAAATACTGGTAATCGTATCGGATGGAGACATACAGAAGAATCAAAGGCGAAAATGTCTGCGTCAAAAATAGGGAAATCTAATGGCGGTCACTCACCTGAAACAAAAGCAAAGATGTCGGCAGTAAAGATGGGCAAGAATGGATGGAGACACACAGATGAAGCAAGAGCAAAAATGACGGCAGCTCATGTTATTAGAAAAGCAAAGATGATTTCCGAAAAGGAAAAGCAAAAATGACAAGCTTTATATCCAGATTTTCAGGTAGCGTTGTTAATCCTGCTGACGTTTCCCTTGCGACCATCGCTCTTGCTGCCAATACGCAATTACAATGGCCGATAAATGGTGATCCAGACCTTACGGCAATCGGAAGGATTACTGAGGTTTCAGCGTCTTCAGCTGGTCTTTTTCTATACCTTCCGCCAGCTAATCAAGCCTCTGTTGGTGAGGATGTATTGATCAGAAACACAGGAGCCAATACTTTCACGGTCAAGGACTACGGCGGTGCAGGCACAGTAATATCAATCGCTTCTGGTGAGGCGAAGTATGTTTATCTTACTGATAACTCATCCGTCACTGGGACATGGGGTTCATTCGCATTCGGCACTGGCACATCGAGTGCTGATGCCGCTAGTCTTGCCGGGGAAGGGTTGGAGGCTGTTGCAACAAAATTGAACCAATCGTTGCCAGTCACTACATTCAACGCTGATTATACGGTTGCAGACAGTGACAGGGCAAAGCTGCTTGTATGGACTGGTGGAGCTGGTACGCTATCATTATTAGCAGCATCAACACTTGGAGACAACTGGTTTATTAATCTCAGGAATGGCGGTACAGGTCTTCTAACTGTTGATTGCGCCGGGATAGACTTGCTCAATGGATCAGGTTCTATAGGTATGCAACCTGATGACTCATGCTTCATTGGGTGTTCTGGAACGGCCTTTTACTCCATAGGTCTTGGCAAAAATACCCAGTTCAATTTTTCACAATTGCTGAAGACGGTATCTACTGGCACTTATACGCTGACGCCCTCTGAGGCGTCTAACACAATGCTGAAGTTTGTGAGCACTGGGGATTTGGCTGGTAATGTAACGATCATAGTCCCGCCTACACTTCAGGTTTATTACGTCCAGAATGCAACTACAAGCCCGGCTGGATACACGATAACTATATCCACCGGGCTGGGCGGATCGACCGCACAAATAACAGCAGGACAGCAATCTACCGTGATGAATGACTCGGTTAATATTGTCAATGCCAACACTATTGTTGCCGGGTCATCCGTATCATCATTGACAGACGGAACCGTTACCAATCCTTCTTTGTATTTCGGCACTGAAGCAACAACAGGGGTATATAGGGCCGGGGCCGGGAAGTTTGATATAGCTGTTCTTGGTGTGCAGGTTATCGAAGTATCGGCGGCAATGCTCACCGTTGTCGGCGGGATAACTATATCGGGTGCGGCACGCAGGATAATTGCTGACTTTACAAATGCAACATTAGCAAATAGGGCGGCATTCCAAACTTCAACAGCAAACTCGACAACAGCAGTCGGCATAGTGCCTAGCGGAACAGGAACAGCTTCAGCATTGCATATTTATTCCACTGCCGACCCAACGACTAGCTCTAGGCTTGCTCTATCTGCGGTTGGCGCGACAGAGGCAAGGATAGCTTCTGATATATCCGGGGCTGGGACGTACTTGCCGTTAGTATTTTATACAAATAATGCTGAAGCAATGCGTATAGCAACTTCTGGAGCAATCACAGCTCCAGGATCATTCACGGCTACTGGCAATGTTGGTGGGGCGACGATATTGCCTACAGCTGGAATTCAATTCCCGGCTGTGCAGAATGCTATCGCCAATGCCAATACGCTTGATGACTATGAGGAAGGAACATGGACGCCAAGCGTAGGTGGAACTGCCACATATACAACACAGACTGGTAAATATACAAAAATTGGCGATACGGTAATAATAGAGCTATCTTTTGAAATAAATTTAATAGGAACAGGAAGCACAACAACAATATCAGGGTTGCCGTTTGCGAATAATAGCGCTACTGAAATATCATTTTGTGCTGGATATTTCTTAAATTCTAATATTGTTACAACGGTTATGGGGTGTGTTGTTGCCGCGAGTGGATCGTCAATAACATTCGCAACTCTTGCTGCTGCCGCAGCTTCCATGACAGGCAGCAGTGCGGTAATGAGGAATTCATTTGTTTTAAGGGCTACTTTTGCGTATAAGATTTAATTGGAGGCAATATGTTAACGGAGCAAGAAATAACACTTGTTGATGGTGTTGATGAGAATGGCAATATTAGGATCAAGAAAGTAACCAGAGTTCTGAAAGATGGAGTGCAGTATGGGCCAGATATGCCACACAGAAGGGTCATAGCCCCCGGTGACGACATATCTGGAGAACAGCCACATGTGGTAGCAATGACGCTTGCTGTATGGACGCCTGAAAAAGTTCAAGCTAGAACTCAAGCCATGGTTGACGCAATTGCAGCTCAGGTTGCAGCAAAGCAGGCCGCTGTTGCTGAATTGCAGAGAGAGATTGACAATGAGTCACGAAAGAGGGCCGATCTTGATGTTCTCAGAGGGAAGTTAGTGCAATGACCAAGAGCGTTTTCTCACTGGATACCAAGGCTGGAATACAGCGCGATGGGACGACATTAGACAAGCAGTTCTATACTGCTGGAGAGTGGGTTCGATTCCAGCGCGGTAGGCCGCGTAAGATCGGGGGATACAGGCAGATTTCCCCTGATATGCATGGGTATTCAAGAGGAATCTATGTCGATTCGCTTGATGGCGAAGTAAGGATATTCAATGGGCATAGTGGAGGTCTTGAGAGGTTGTCATGTGACGCCAATGGAATTGGCTCAGGGATAACTCAGTATGTTACAAGCAGTGGCCCCATATTGACCGTATCAATATTTGCTGCCGGGAGTTTGTATACCAATGGCACATACACTGGTGTAACAATGACCGGGAATAGCGGCTCTCGTGCAGAGTTTACGGTTACGGTAGCTGGCGGCGTTGTTACAGCCGTGACGCCAACCAAGTTCGGTAATGGGTATCAAGTGAGCACGGCGGCTATGGTATTCGATGGGCTTCTGACCGCTGCTGCCGCCGATATAGGTGGAACTGGGTCAGGTATGTATGTCAGTATTGATTCAGTCACTACCGGGTTCACTGAAGTAGATCAAACGCTATGGCAATTTGATGGATTCTTCGACGCAACAGGTGACGGATCAAATGTTCTGTTGGCTCATCCCGGAAAGAATTTAATCTCTATCGACAACACTACAGAGACACCAGTTATGGCATGTGATCCAGCTGGAGTCCTTGTTCGTGGAGCGGGTGAAATATTCCCTCCTATCTACCCGCTTGTCGATTCAGAAGGGTCGACTCCAACTAACCTTAAGATTTCTGTTACAGGTGGCGTTGTCGTGCTGCATCCATACGTCTTTGTATATGGCGATAACGGACTTATAAAAAATTCCTCTGCCGGGAATATGTTCGACTGGAATAGCGCAGACTCAAATGAGATCAATGTGTCTGCTCAGAAGATCGTTAAGGGGCTTGCGATACGCGGCGGCTCCAACTCCCCAAGCGGCCTATTTTGGTCGCTAGACAGCCTCATACGTGTAAGCTATAGCCCTATCGTGGTCAACTCTGTGCAAGTGTTCTGGAGGTATGACACGGTTGGCTCAATCACTATTCTTTCGAGTCAGTCGGTTATTGAGTATGACGGAATATATTACTGGTGTGGTATCGACAGGTTCATGCTCTATAACGGCGTTATCAAGGAACTGCCTAATGATTTCAATGTGAACTGGTTCTTCGATAACCTGAACTTTGAACAGCGCCAAAAAGTGTGGGCAACAAAAGTTCCAAGATACGGCGAGATATGGTGGTTCTATCCGCGTGGCAGCGCCACTGAATGTACGGACGTGATCATATATAACGTGCGCGCAGATATATGGTACGACACTGGGTCAGCCCCCGGGTCAGCTAGGTCAGCTGGATATGCAGCTCAGGGGTTCAGATACCCAGTGAGCGCAGGAGTTGAATTGTCAGAGGCCGAGATCGTCCTTACTGCTGATGTCACTACGGCGATTGGCAACAGCGTGATTGCCACTGCTGCAAATATGAATCTAAGAATCGGCCTTCTTGTGGCAGGAGTTGGAATTCCTGTTGGTTCGTTGATAACAGAGATCGTTGCGACAGGCACCGGGTACGATGTGAATTTGGATCAAGTATGTACCGCAGCTGGAACCGTCAGTGCAACATTCTCAACAATAGCAAATAGAATTAGCGTATGGCAGCATGAGTTCGGCGTCAATGAAATAAAAGGCCAAAATGTAAATGCAATCCGCAGTATGTTTGAGACTGACAATATTGGGCTTGTCACCGGAGGGCCGTCACAAGCAGCGCTTGTCGGTGATAATCATTGGATTCACATTCAGCGGATTGAGCCTGATTACCTACAATCTGGAGCGATGAACTTATACATAATCGGCAAGCCGTATGCGCAACAGGAAGACATTACCACTGGCCCATACCTGTTCGATGGCGATACCGGGAAGATTGACTTGCGAGAACAACGCAGGCAGATGAGATTGAAGTTCGTAAGCGATGTTCAAGATGGCAATTATCAGATGGGAGCATTGCTTATTAGCGCTGACATGGGAGATACGCGTGGACACTCTTAAAAAAATAGCGGTTTATGTTATAAAGAATAAGGCCAACGGTAAAATATATGTTGGTATAACCGACAAAATTGCCTAGCGATGTTCGAGGGCATAGCTAATGATTGTATATGATCCGCGTTACCATACATTCCAATCGTGGTCAGCATTAATGTGCGAGGCTTACGCAGACCAGCAGCTAATGATTAGCGATAATGAGGACGATTGGTTAAAATGGGCGGAACGGTTTATTGGCGTTCAATCATTAAGCAAAGAAGGATTGCCAATGCCAACAATGTATGATCATTGGAGCAAGTGGGCAACTGCTTTAGTTAACTCAGTAAGTAACGGGGCGCAATAACATGAGTAAAATTTTACGCTATTTACAGCCGGGTGATAAAAACTATGCAACTCCTGATGAGGAATATGCAAAAAATATAACGCTGGATGAGCGTTTAGCAAAAGGATACGCGCTAACTCCTGAACAACTGGCGACACTCACTCCAACCCAATTAGAGCATAGATTTGATCCAATGGCGCAAGGCATCCCGGGTGGTGTTATTGTTGACAAAAATGGTTATCAAGCAACTGGTTTTGGATCATGGAATCCACTGTATAAAGATCAGCACGTGGCAATGGGAGAGCATCCTAACGCGGTATATGCCGGTAATGGGATCGTCAGCCTTGGAGGAAAATTACTATTGGCAGGCATTGGTGCTGGTCTTGGAGCGTATGCGCTTGGAGGGTTGAGCGGAATGGGGGCGGCAGCTCCAGCAGCCGCAACAGCAACAGCAACAGGAGGAACTGGGCTTGGTGGTCTTGGGCTGGGAGGATTGCAGTCAGGGTTGTTCCCATTAACAACAATGGCTCCTAGCGCTATTGAGGCTTCAATATTGCCGCTTACAACAGCCGGGGCTGGCGGTGCTTATGGAGGATTGGCGGCTGGTGCTCTTGGAGGTGCTGGTGACTTACTGACTTTTGACAATGCCAAAAAAGTCTATGATATTGCAGGTAAAGCAAGGAATGTGGTGTCTGCTTTAGGCGGGTCAGGTGGTTCAGAGGGTTCAGGTGGGGCATTAAGTGGAGCAGGGCAAAAGCCAGTTAACCAGTGGGCGCGTATATTTGATATGGCGGCATTATTCCCTCATACAGGAACAGTTGAGCAGCCAAGTTATTTAGAAGCTGATATGATTCAAAACAGAGCAGCGCCAAGTCAATCGGAGATGTGGCGCGGCCTTCCTCAAGGAATGAAGGATGGCGGCGAAGTAAAGCAGAGCGTTGAAATGATAGCAGGCCCTGAAAATAGAATGTATGCCAAGCACGCTAAGAGAGGATTCAGGGTTGAGGGAATCGGAACAGGGCAATCCGATGAGATACCTACAATGCTGGCTCGCGGGGAATATGTTCTGGATTCGGACGTAGTAGCAGCATTAGGAGATGGATCAAATGATGCTGGGGCAGAAGTTTTAGATAAAATGCGTGAGGCGATAAGGAAACATAAACGGTCAGCTCATATAGGAAAGATACCTCCTCCAGCAAAATCACCTTTGGAATATATTAATGAATATAGCAAATTAAAAAATGACACATAAATTTATCAATGGATGCACAGCACATAATACTGGCATTAGAAATGCCGCAAAGAAAGCTGGCCGCCCCCATTACTTTACTGGCAAGCCATGTAAAAACGGTCATATAGCAAATAGAGCAACAATTAATGGATGCTGTATGGAGTGCGGCAGAATTAAAATGGCTGAATTCCGTAAAAAAATAACTCCAGAAAAAAAAGGTGAAATAGACAAATTAGCAGCTAAAAGATCGGCAAAATGGAGAGCGGAAAATAAAGACCACGAAGGGAATCGTCTTGCCAAAGAAAAGTATAGAATAAACAATCGAGACAAAGTTAACGCAGCCACGGCTAAATGGGCTAAAAATAATCGCGGCAAAGTCATGGCTTATGATGCCAAGCGGAAAGCTGACAAGATACAGAGAACGCCAAAATGGTTGACAGAAGATGATCATTGGATGATCGCTCAGGCATATGACATCGCTGCGTTAAGAACAAAAACGCTTGGATTCCCTTGGCATGTTGATCATATTATACCATTGCGCGGAAAGAGGGTATCAGGACTGCATGTTCCTCTAAATTTGCAAGTTATTCCATGGGTTGATAATCTATCAAAATCAAATAGGTACGAACACTAAGAAATAAATTCTCTACTGGTAGAGAATAAAGAAAAGGAAAAGCCATGAGCATAATGCAAGGTTCAGCACTGCCTGATATAACAAATACTCAGAGCAAAACCACAACTGCACCAAGTTGGTATAACGATTATCTAAGCGGTCTCGCGCAAAAAGGGCAGTCTGCCTTGGCGTCAAGCGGAGTTGCCGGGCCATCCAACCTGCAACAAACTGCATATGCTAATGCCCCGGAGGTAGTTAGATCGGGTCAGCCCGGATCAATAAGGGCTGGTCAAGAGCTTGCAGCAGTGTCAGGAGCTACAACGCCTGAAATGATGCAGAGCTTTATGAATCCGTATACAAGCAATGTAGTTGATGAGATTGGCCGTCTTGGCGTGCAAAATTTCAATCAAGTGCTTGCCCCCGGAGCGACAGCAGGAACTGTTGGGTCAGGGCAGTTCGGGTCAAGGCGCGGGATGGAGGTTTATGCTAATACCGCGAGGGATGCGGCAAGCAATATATTAGGGCAGCAATCAGGTGCGTTGCAATCAGGATATAAGAACGCAATGGATGCGGCTCAGGCTGAAAAGCGCATTGGCCTTGATACAGCTAGAGGATTTGCTGACTTGGGGCAAACAGTATATAACCAAGGCACTGGAGGTCTTGGCGTGCTATCTACGCTTGGCGGTCAGGAACAAGCAATAGAGCAGGCAAGGCTAAATCAGCCGATGGCGGCGACTAAAGATTACGCCTCTCTGTTCAGCGGATTGAACATACCAACATCTACAACACAAACAACTGTTGGGCCGGGTGCGCCCGGACAATACCAGAAATCACCACTGGAGCTGGCAATGATGTATGGCTCAGGAGTTGGCGCGTTATTCTCGCCAAACAATGGTGGCCAGTCGATTGCTGGTGATGGTTGGGACGCTTTAAAAAGCGCTTATAATTGGTTCTCTGGTGATGGATCGAATAACACCAGTCAAGACACGATAAATGACCTAATTAGCGGGAATACAATTTTTTAATTTGCCCAAAAGAAAGAATTAAATGAACAGCACTCACGCTATACCAGCGGATATTATGCGCAGGGAATTGATGGCAAGAAGATATGCGAACGGCGGTGCGGTTGGTGTATCTGATGTTCAGTCAGAGGATTTGCCAGAAGACACTTCGGCGCGCAGAGACACGTCAAGCATACCGTCTTTACAAGACCCTAATGGGTATGTTCCAAGCATGAGTCCAGATAGGGCAAGAGGAATGCGGGAAATGCTAGAGGCAAGCATAAAAGAAGCTGCTATGCAGGCCAAGATTCAGCATGAGGAGGCAGCTGCTCTTGCTCAGGAAGCCGCGCATAAAAAAACAGAAGATGCTAATGCGGCAGTCGCTCAGGCTCAAGTCCGTGCAGATGCAGCAAAAGCAAAACTTGTTGAATTGTTGCAGGCAAGAGCCTCGATTGATTCTCCGCAACCAGAGCAAGATGATCCTATGGCAAGGATTCGTGAGGGCATATCAACTCCAGAAATGCAGGCCGATATTGATTCTCAGCGCGAAGATTTTCAAAGGAAGATGGAGCTTGATGATCAGTTCTCCGCAGACCGTAAGCGCAGGTATGCGGACTGGGATGCTGGTGTTGCAACGGATATTGAGCTAAAAGCAGGCGCAGAAGAGCCTATCAATCCAACAATGGTGCAATCGCTTGGTGGTCAGCATGAAATGCCGTATGACCCGCTCGACCCTGTATTTAATCCGAATAGTGACCCTAATGCAGATATGCGTGCAGGAGCGCTGCAACAGGATGCCCAAGCGACACCGCAAGATCAAATACAAGGCCCATTGCAGCAAGTGGCCACGGAACAGCCTCAAGCATCGACGCAACAGGCTCAAATTGCTCCTGTGGCAGCGCAAAATGCTTTGCCAGTGTCACAGCAGCCTGAAGCTGCTCCAGCGGCTCCTATGCCAGTTGAAGCGCCTTTGACAGGCATGCAAAAAATAATGAACGATTACAGAGAAAAAAAATCAGCTCTTGAATCGAGGCAAGAAGAAATTTTGAAAGGTCTAGAGGATCGAATTGGCTCTCCTTCTGGATCATGGCTTGCGCTTGCCAAGGGGTTCGGCGCTCCTAATCAAACAGGAGCATTTGGAAATGCTTTCGGCAGCGCAATGGGATCGCTTTCTGATTATCGAGAAAAAAATATAGAACAAGCCAGAGAACTGGCGAAGATGAGAATGGAATTGGCGAAGGCCAATCTTACCGGGAACCGTGAAGATGTCGGCATGAGCATGATGGGTGATCTTATGGCCCCAGTGCGCAGCACGTCTGGAGCGCCAGTTGTTAGTGCCAGTGGCGAGAATGTGACGGCTAGGGGTGGATTGCAAAACGTGACGGCAGAGCACTTAGCTCAATTGTCCATGTTTAATCCCGGCATGGCCAAGGCTCTTGAGGCGGCAATTAAGATGGATATGGAGAGATATGGCATATCCGCAAACGGCATGGTGTTCGATAAAAGAGCTGGTAAATTTATCACTGAGATACCTCCATTCCAAGAGCAGAAGGAATACAACATACCGGGCAAAGGCACGTTTAAGATGAGGCCAGCCGATTATGACAGGCTTATGCAAGCGAATACTGAGGGACGTGGGGAGGAGGAATTCAACAGGATCATGCGCCCATTGTCTTCTGGCGCTGAAGCTGCTGTCCCGCAAGCTGTTCGTGGCGCTCCGCCAGAGCAAGGAGGGGTTCTATCTGAAGAAGAGAAAACGATACGCGCAACAGAGAAGAAAGCCGAGGCTGAAGCCAGAGGAAAGTCTGCCGCAGCAACGCGTGAAGATATTTATGCTGCCGGGAGGAATTCGTTTAACACTCGCCAGAATGCAGAGGCAATTATGTACTTGGCACAGTCTCACCCGAAGGCTTTCGGGCCTCTCGCAAAGCCCGGATTCTGGTCAGCCATACTTGGCGCAGCTCAGGAAGGTATCAGCCTTGGAAGCATAGGCAAGGTTGGTATATCTGGCCTCAGTGACGCAATCGTTAAGCTTGGCGGAACTCAGGCTGATATCGACGCTGGTCAGGCCGCAGCACGATATATGACGGAGCTTGAGCTTTCGTACAGGCGCACATATCTGCAAGGGCAGGGAGCTGTATCGAATATGGAAGGCGAGATAATCAAGAAGGTAGGCCCATCAACATCCGATAGCCCAAAGACATTAATGGTCAAGGCTGAACTGATAAAAGACAGGGCTTTATTTGATGCAGAAAACAGAAGAGTTTTTGCTGACTGGGAACAAAAAAACCCCGGCAAGTCAATGTCTCAATATGAAAGCTCCCCTGAATTTAACAAGATAAGAAATGAGCTTGATAAGAAAATGGGGCGTATCTATAAGCAATATTTTGCGCAAAAAGCCGAAGGAAAGAAGGCGCAACAACAGCAAGAGGACAATCCAACGGCACAAAGCCTGAAGGCACTGATAAAGCAGTTTGAAGAAGAGGAGCGCGGGAATGTCCAATAAGATTGACTTTACCAAACTGACAAGCGAACAGCGAGAAAACGCAAGGAAAGTATATCGCGCTGCCGTAAAGCACGGCGTACCTCCACAACAGGCCATTGCTCAGGCATTTGCAGAAAGCAGACTTATTGACCCCGGAACAAATACCAAAGGGGCTTCTGGAGTTATGCAGGTAAGGCAAATTGCAGCTGATGAGGTATACAACCAGACAGGCGTTAGGCTAGACCCTAGTGATCCAGAGCAAAACGCGGAGCTTGGTGTCGTGTATATGCGAATACTCGGTGATAGATTTGGCAATGATCCAGAGGCAGTTGCACGCGCATACAATGCCGGGCCTACAGCTCAATCAAAGGGCAATGCAACGTCAGATGAAACAGAGGATTATGTCGATAAAGTAAGGCAGTACGGAGGGTTTGGAGGTAATTATATTGCCCCTAATCTCATGGAGCCAGAGGCAACAGAGCGGCCATTACCGGAGCCAATGGAGCAGCCACGTCCCGGGTGGGTTGCGGATCGCGCACAAGCAGGTATGTACGGCTTAGGAGCTGGCGCAGCGGTTGGGTATGGAGCAAGTAAGCTTGGATTAAATAATCCTCCAGTTGGTCAAACAAGTGGCCGGGCCGCTCAGGTTAGGGAGGAAATGGAGAAAATAAAAGATGCATTGCACAGGACTCCATACGAGCGCTCTCAGCAAGGAACAACGGGGGAAGAAGGCACTACCGGAAGACAAAGGCAGGCCGTATACAATAGAGCTACGGGCGATGAGGCTAGGGCGATACGTGGGCAACAACCAGTTAGTGAATTTCAAGGTAGAAGAATCCAAGGGGCAACACCTTCTGGCATTGCCATACCAGCTGAAGAAATGGATCGGTTAAATGCTGAAAATGCAGCAAAGGCAGAAGCTAAGGCCAAGTCAGACCGCATAGCGAAAGCGCAACATGAATTAAAATTAAAAGAGTTCGAGCTTGCAAGGGCAGCAAAAACAGACAAGATACCAATGGCGTCTAGACTTAGCCATATCGTCGGGAAGGTTCCTGTGCAAGGTCTTGCTGGTGCTGGCGCTGGCATGGGTATCTATGACGCCATAGAGCGGTATAAGGCGGGAGACAGAAGTGGAGCTGTCATTAGTGCTCTGCAAGGAATCGGAGGGGTCATGGCGATGATACCAACTGTTCCTACGCGTATCGGAGGGGCATTGCTTGAAGCCGGGGCTGGCGCTGTAGATTACTTCAGAGACAATCCAGAAGATCAGAAATAATTCTTTACTAGCAGAGAATAAAAAAGCCGAGAATTTCTCGGCTTTCTTGTTTCTTGATGAAGATTAATTTAGTGCGTCTGCACCGTAAATAACAGCAATTACAGTATTTGCCATAGTTCCTGACTCCTTGAATGAACCTTCAGGTAATGGCTCAAAGAATCCTCCGCTATCGGTTACATATTGCCTGAATGCAGTTGTAATCTTGTCTTGCCTGAATGTCACGCCAGAAGACATGACGGCGACCAATATCCCGGATGGCTTCAGGAAGTTTGTTGCGTGCATAACGTGCTTTATATCAGCCTTATTACTGAACGGCGGATTCATTATTACTGCGTCATACTTATGTGTTTCCACTGGTTGCATCAACAGGAAGTCGCCACATATAACACGTGATACTGCATGCTCTCGCAGATACTCGCAGCTCTCAGGTGATATTTCAAAGCAGTCAACCTGAATGTCTTTTGCGGCCTTCAGGCACTCAAACGCAATTGCACCACGACCAGCTTCTGGCTCTAGGACAATGTCGCCATCCTTCAGTGCTGCAATATATATGAGCTTATCAACAATCTTCTTTGGAGTTGGGAAAAAGTCAAAGTCATCTTTTGGGATGTCGATGCTTCCAGTAAGAATAATTTCGTCGATTATTTTCTCAGGATTAGATTCGAATACGTGCGCCTTGTCTTTGCGGCTCCAGCTACCGCCAGCCGCCTCAAGAACCTTGTTTGTTGCGACATATAAGTTTCTGTCGAGTTCTCCGGTCAGGATGACTTTATTGCCCTTGACTGTTGCGCTGCTTAATACCTCAAGTACATTTTGAGCTATGTTCATTTCCTACTCCTTATGATTAAAATTATTATTACAAGCCCCGCCAAGAACAGTACCCATGTTCCCGGTTCAGGGATTGAATGAATGCACGGATTGGGAGAAAATCCTCCATTGCAACCAGTCTGCTGCTGTACGCTGTTACGCAACTCGCTATTCTGAGGGATTATTGTGTTGTAATGGCCAGCGCCTTGGTCTGCATATTGTCCATCACCTCTCTGAACAAAAAAAGTGTATGCGCCAGATGCGATAGCAAGCAATAACAACGCAACCCCAACAACAGCGATGATTGCTGCCTTTCTCTTTATGAAACTGCGCTTTCTGGCCATGACACCTCCTTATATTTTTGATCTATCCACGATCAGTAATCCGCGCTCCAGAAGAGCACGTATTGTCCTCCTGTAGGCATTCTCCCACACATCCAACTTCTCTTCCCTGTTAAGAGTGTGACTGTAGTCTACCTCGTGATGACACTTGAAGCACAGAGCAGCTAGGAACGCGTCAGATGTCTTATGGCCGATTCCCCTACCATCCCTAGACTGATTGCTATGCGAAGCCTGTGTGGAGCCTTCCAGACCGCAATGCATGCATTCTAGACTTGCTACAGCCCTTCGCAGTTGCTCACTGCGAAAGACTATATCTTTTTGAGTTGGTTTTCTGCTCACTTTGGTTTATTGAGTGTTCTTGCAAGACCTGCAAGAAGAGAAATCATAGTGCCAGTATCATTATTCTGTGCCGCCTTCGATACGCAATCGAAAAAATCACGACTTTTGAATAGTGTTTTCCCATCCTTATTGGTAATGTCAGCCCCGGCAGTAGCGACCTCTGAAAATACAGCAGTCAACCCGGGAGCGTGAAAACTTCCAAAACCACTTTCAATGGCTTCACGCACCGCTTTTTCAATATCCAAGTCAGCTTTTTTGCTTAGTAGGCCGCGCAGATATGCAATCCTCTTTTCGTAATCTTCTATGCTCTGCTTTTGATCTCTTATAACGCGCTGAAGATCGCTAATTGAGTCACGCAGAGATTTGATCGTGTGCTCTGTTTTTGCGAACTTTTCAGAAATGGTTTTTATCTCGATTGCGGCGTCAATCTCTGATTGAGGAGCAATTCTTTCGTATTCACTATGCTCGAACCATCCGGGACGTTCGCCAACCTCAAACATTTTCCATTGAGCGTTCTTCCCTTTTGATCTTACCTTCCATCTTGGAGCGTTTTTTTCATCCTCTTCCCATTTCTTGCGAAGCTCTGCATGTGGTAGCTCCTTGGGTTTCATGCGATAAATGTACCCATCCCTGAATAGATTATCCATCTCTCTTTCAGGAGGAATGTCGCTCCATTTTTGGTCTTCAACAGGACGGTCAAATGACCATTGCCATACTTGATTTGGGTTTTCTTGCTTTGACTTAAAATACAATGCTGCAACAGGGAAAAATTTAGCTAATAACATACATGCATCCATATTGAGTTAATTAAGTTGCCAGATGTTGCAGATATAATTATACGGATTTCCGTACAATGCGCAACTTATTTATTGTGTATTTTTATCAACGAATCTATTGGACGCCTCCATTGATCGCCATATATCAACACGTGCTTGAGCCGCTATCAGCTGCCATTTAAGAGTTTCTTCGACCTCAATAGCAGCCTTGATGCCGTTCAAGTTGGTTATGTAGTCTTCATGAGCATAGGCGTAGTTTGATCGCTCATCCATCGTCTTTCTATCGGATTCATTGAATAGCTTGGCTTTTAATGACTTCCTGAATTCTTCAAGATACACCCTCTCGCTTCTGGCCTTGGCGTACAACTTTGCATTTTTTAGTATGAAATTTATTGCTTCGTTTGGATCAATGTTCGACATACCATTCTCCTGTTTCGCCACGATTCCCGAGTCTCCACTGAGCCTTTATATCCATCTCTAGTGCAGCTTTGCGTGAAGCGACATTTTTACTGTTTAAGTAGGTTTTTAGCCAGTCCTTGCCGCGTACTAGGCGCTCTCGTATGAGCCAGCGCACCTCGCACCGATGGCGTTTCTTTTCGTCTGCAACATGGTCGCGCTCTAAAGTGGCTTGCATGATCTAGACTCCCTTCCGCAACTATCAAGATACTCAGTAAGCTCGTCGCGGCTCCTGAATATCATGTCATGGCCAAGCTTGATGTTTCCACCAACAATTACATTGTTTAGTAGTTCGGTAGTCCCTGTGACTATTGCATTTCCGCATAAAACAGTATTGTCCTGCATGTATGCATTTGCCCCCAAGAATGCATTATCTTTAATGACTGCCCGACCCCTCATTCTGGCGTTGGCCTGAAGCCTTCCTCTACCAATAATCACACAGTCATAGGAAAGCCAGCAATCACCATTTTGCGATATGTTGCGCCTATCCTGAACGCATCCACCAACATCGCCAGCCTTCACATCGCCAAAGTCTCGAAGAGCGCGCACACGCAAAAGATGAATTCCCTTGTATTTCCTATCGCAGGCGATAAGCTCGCATTTTGGGCCTAAGTCATCGAGCGGAGCGAATGACTTCCCGGAGATATTGTGTTTCTCATGCGGCTCCTGCACATCTTCTTTTTGCTTTGAACTTGGCTTTCTGTATCGCTCCATTACTCCTTCAAAATCGGTAAAAGTAATATTGTTTTTAGTCACGCTGCGTTTTTTCATTTTTGCCATTATTAATCCTTCCCATATAAAACATATCTAAGTAAATGAACTGCGTCAGCTTGATCGTCGTCAGTTACGTCTAGGCCAGCACTTATGGCCGAACTGATCATTTCCGGTTTCTTTGCGTGCCCATTCCCGGTGGCAAACTTCTTTATTGTTCCAACCGGGATTCCAATTGGCTTGATGCCTATTGTATGACCTGAAATTTCCATAAGACATTCAAAAGCGCCATAACAGTGCGCAGCTCTAGTCCCGGCGTGCCTCATCACCTCTTCATAATAGACAGTTTTAATGCCGTGTATGCTCATTAAGTTGTCAAGCCAGCAATGGAAATCCATGAATGAAGTACAACGTGGTGGAGTTCCGCGTTTACGCTTCTTGACACTGAAATCTTCAGAGCCAAACTCAATACCTTCAGATGGCTTATATATTGCCCACCCTGTATTCATCCCAAGGTCAAGAGCAAGGATCGTGCTCATGCTGACTTCACGCTGTCGATCATCTTATAGCAGTAAACATCACCATCGGTGAACGCATTTGGATGATTAATTCCAACGCAAGCACAATCACAATCTTCACCACATGGCTCTCGCGGCGTGTATACCTCAAGAATGCCATGCTCTACTGCTATTTCTTGAAGCTTGTCTGAATCAAGGCCGAACTTTAGCGCATCATCGCTTAATGCTGCCTTTGCGAATCCTCTTAACTTTCTCAATTCTTCCTCTATTCCCATTTTTATCTCCTTAAAAAAAATTAAACTTCAAATACTTTCCATGACAATGGAGGCGGAACGCTTTTATCTCCAACAACAAACCACGCACCTATAAATTGCTTAAATACATCATCATAAACAATCTTCGCTTCATCAATATTTGATCGTACAAAGTCTTCTGATGCACCAAAGAACGGATTTATTGATACCATGCCATCACGACTATACCTAGATGCTATCGTTGTAAGAATCTGTACTTGCGGCGTCATAATTTCATCCTGTTAAAGTTATGCTGAATACGGGTTGCCTTTTTTAGGCTGGTCATCATCTTCCTCGCCATAATACCCTTCAGGAGGGAGATTTATTTCGATCCAGCCAGTGTCTGATAAGAACCTGATAGCCATAGACGCGCTGTCAACGTAGTCATCATTGGTTACTTCTGGATAGCTGCATAGCTGGCTTAAAAAGCCCTCTACCCAGCTCTTAACATACCCCTTCTTGGTGGAGCTTTCTGGTAACCATACCCGGCCAGTGCTGAATACTGAGGCAGATATTTGAAAGCGCTGCATCTTGTCTGCCTTGCCGGGATTCCAACTCCTGACCGGAAGGAACGCTCTCTGAAGCTCTTGAATTAAGCTTATTCCAGAAGCCTTAGCCTCGACCAGAATGATGCTTGGCTTCATTGCGTTTTCACCTTCTCCATACACCACATTGAACTCCTCAATCACCTTTGGCTTCAGCTCAGGGAATGTCAGGTGCTCTGCCCAGCAATCAATCAGCATGATCGACATTGGGCCGTCCTGTGGCTTGAACACACCCCATGTAGTCATGGCAGTCGGGTCATTGTATAGCTTGTCAGTAAAGGCCGTGTCATAGCTCTGCACAATGTATTCGAACTTGGGGAATGCCTTTCCATGTGGCCATAGCTTGAACATTGACCTGCTAACTACTTTGCCTTCCTCAAGATCAATGATTTCACCTAAAACCTCCTGATTGTATAGCTTGGAGCCTTTATATTTCTCAAGCTGACGTGAGAAAGTTTTAGATAAATTCTTGATGTTTGCGTATGTCGAAGCCCTGTCAATTACTACATCATCACCTTCGCGAGCGACAAGCTCATTAATCAGCTCTTTGTTACGTGGTGTTGTTGTGACGATGACACGAGGCGTTTCCCCAAGTCGCAATCCCATCATCATCATATCCCATGCCTCGCCCTCTCCTAGGTAATTGAAGGCGGCTAATTCGTCAGCCCAGCAAGCGTGAAATTGGGGGCCGCGCAGACGCTCATAAGAGTCGCCAGAGATACCGCGAATTGACGATCCATTCTTCAATAATATTTGATGATCCTGCTTGTTGTATGAGTGAATCAAGTGGCTTGGTGTTACAGCCAAAAGTCCTGATTCGCCTTCAAAGCATGTGTGCTTGATGTCATTGCTTGTGGGGGCCAGTACAAGCAGCCTCCATTTTGGATTACGCCAAGCCCACCACCACATAGCCTGTGCTGCACTGGCCGTCTTACCGCTTCCTCTCCCGGCTAGTAATAGCCATATAAACCAGTCCTGCCCCATAGGGGGTGGGACTTGGTATGGATGGGCCTTGCACATCCATTCTGCATGAGTAATGTACGCAATCTTATCAAGACGCGACATTGAACCCCATGCAGCCTTCGATAATATATCAGTTGACATGAACGCCCGGTATCTTCCTCTTCTTCAAAACTTCATCAATCGCCTCTTCCAAGTGCGCAATATGATGCTCATGCAGGTAACTTGAAGTTGTCAATCTTGATATTTGATGACGAATTTTTTTTGCTACGTTCTCATCAATTGCTATACCATTCATCATAAAATCAACTTTTTTTGGACATACGAACGCATCATGAGCCTTCAAAATAACAAGCCTCAAAACCCCATATATCGAGCTTACTACGCAAATTTTGTAAATTAAAAATCCTACAAGAACCCACACTGCTAGTGCTGGCAATTTTGCTACCATTTCAATTAATAACTTTAGTTCGTCCATTTTCCCCCCCGGTTAATTTACTTCATCCGACTCTTTATCATGAAATGCTTTCTCAAGAGTTTCATTTTGTTTTTTTAATGAAGATAATAGCTCCTCAATTTCTTCTTTTGAGTACCATCCTCTATTTAAAAAAATCTTTGCTGTATCATATTTTTTATATTCGTATCCCATTTTAATTATCTACTAGCAAAGAATTAAAAAACGTGCCCAGCTCTTTCTTCACGCGTAACACGCTCAATTTCTTTCCAGTATCTTTTATTGATGTTATTGATGTAATCAAAGGCGGCAATTTTATCTTCAGCTAATCCAGTGAAATCAGCCTTGGCACACAGATCGCTATATTCGATCAATTCAGCATCGGTTAGATCGGAGAATGTGTCTTGGCAGTTAAAACGTAAAGTATTGACAAATTCAAGGTGGCCATCACGAATACGCCTGTGAGTTACTGATTCACGTGCATAAGGATGAAATTCTTCTTCGTGATACTTTTCGTTGAACTTTTCGTTGAGCTTTGGCATGTAAATCTCCTTGGTTAATTGATGTGTTCATTATACGGATTTCCGTACAATGTGCAAGCAATTATTCCGCTAATTTAATAGCCCTCTTCTTGGCTAGATGCCGCGCCTTCCGATCCTTTGCTGACGCCTCTTTTGTCGGGAATAACGCCATGCAAGACAAACACCGCTTGGTTGACTTCTCAAGATTGAATTTGTCAAGCGGAAGAATGCTCCTGCACGTGTAACACCGCTTTGTAGAGTTTTTCTTGAACTTATCCAGCTTGATTTTTTCAACGCACGCTACGCACCTTCTGGAGCCGTGTATGAACTTTTCTTCAGCTAAATGATTGGAGCAAGTTTTGCATTTTCTTTTCACCCTCTTCGAATTAGCTATATCCCTTTTTGCATCAAACTCGATGGCTTTCCTTGACCCAGCTGCCGATGGATCGCACCCGGTCAAATACATTACGTTTAGCCATTTATTTGCTGGTACTTTGAAAATCCTGCAAAAACATATCTTCTTTTCGTTAAGTAACGAAGTTATCGCAGAGTCAAGTATTTTTGCCGTCAGTCCTTCGTCGTTATATACTGCCAATAGGTATTCGTCAGGCACAGGAGAGGCGGAACTTGAGTGTGCAAGAGCCGCCAAGATTATTGCATTCCATTCCTGCTGTGTTCTCATTTTTTTCGCAACCTTTCCCAAAATAGATTGAAGCCTTCAGCAGGATCGGGCGGAGTTTCTTCTGCTGCCTGCTCCTCGCTGGCAGACATCATCATCGTGAAAATAATTATTGCCTTACCAGCCTTTGTGATGTGACCGTCTTCAATCTTTGCCCAGTCAGGCCAGCATTCAATTGATGCGCCACAATTTTTCATGTGACGCCGCATGTCCTTTAAATTTTTTGCCTCAAGCTCAAGTCCTAGCAAGAATATGCGCGGGGCGTCTATCATTTTTTCAGTAAGGTTTATCATTGTTTATCTTGCCATGTTTTTGCCAAATCAATAAAAAATTCAGCCAATTCGTTGGGAGATATTTCATATTGAAGCCATTTGCTTTTGCCGTTTTGAGATATGCTTATTGTTTGGTAATTTCTAACGCATTCTCCGGGGATAAGGAATATTTTATGGCTATCTTCAATCATCCCAAAGCAAACAATAAAATCAGCGCAAAATTCTTGTTTTTTTACCGAAAAAGCCCACCTTAAAGCCGGGAATCTTGCGCTTCCCGGTTTCAACGTTGATGCTTTAATATCAATTTTTTCTGCGCCTACAAGAAAGTCAAATTTTGATTGAAATTTTATTTCATTCTGATTCACAGCAAAAGGTACAAGACGCCTAAATTCCATTTCAGCCCTTGCAGCAAGCCTATCTTTATCAGAGCCATAACGCGCCTTGTCTCCTGTAACTGGTATGTTTAATTCTCTTAGCTTAAGATATAAAGTTTGCCATTTAATACCCAACTCCGCTGCCGCCAGTTTTAAATTTTTATGCCTATTGTAAACTTCTGCAATATCCATTTCATACCTCATAGTAATAAAATAAAATTATACTATATCATATTAAAACGGGAGTGACTCGTCAAAATCGTCAAAGGCTTTCTTGGCCGGGGCGCTTCTGTTTTTTGCTGGCGCTGGCGAAGCTGCTGGAGCTGCTGGAGCTGCGTCATCGCTGCTATCGTTATCAGTTTTTTTACCAGATAACATTTTCAATTCGTGTGCAATAACTTCTGTTGTGTATCGGTCATTCCCCTCCTTGTCCTGCCATTTCCTTGTGGCCAGCTTGCCTTCAACATAAATCAGGGAGCCTTTTTTAAGATACTCGCCAGCTATTTCAGCAAGACGGCGGAATGTTGCAATGTTATGCCACTCAGTCTTCTCCTGCCTTTCTCCGCTCTTATCCTTCCAATTTTCAGTTGTAGCAAGAGAAAGATTGGTTGCCGCATCGCCGTTCGACATGTACCTAGTTTCAGGGTCTTTGCCAACCCGACCAACAAGAATTACTTTATTTACTGACATGATTACCTCTTAGATAAATTACGTTCTTTAAACCAGTTAACATCAACAGAAACTTCACATAAAAATTCCTGCACCTTTTCTTCCAGCTCCTCTATTTCTGACCGTGGAGGAATGAATGTAACCACAAGCAGCCTATTTTCAAAGCAGTCCATACGCGGATCGTATGACACGAAATTACCCCACTCACAACCGCAACAAGCCATTTGCCATATCATTTGCTTGCGATAGACTGGAGGCACTATCCCGGCCTTTAGATAGTTTATATGTGTTGTTGTATTAGGAGATTTTACTTCTAATACTCCATTACCAGAAAGAAAGCCGTCAGGAGTGGCAGCGCACATGGCAATTCGGGCATGGTTTACCGATCTTGACGGCAACACCTCAATGTCATGCATGTACTCCAGCAAGCTTATTGCTTCAGGCTCATGCTTTATACCCCATTTAATATGGGGTAGGTAGCTTATGTCTGGAGCGTGCGAAATTCCAGTAAGTCTTTCGGCCACAAGCTGGTCTTTGTATGCATTGCGCGTTGCTGATTCGCCGCCCTTGGTGCGTGGGTTGCAGGTAGCGTCAGCAACACGGCTACCTGTAACCTTACCAAGCCTGAAGGCGAACCATTCGGGGGAATGTGGGATCATTAGTAAATCTCCATCGGTAAAATTGTTTAAGTATTGTCAGTCTTGGCGGCTTCAGCTATTCGTTGCTTTTCTTTCGATCTTAGCAATGCCATTGCATCCTTATAACGTGACGCTGGCAGCTCTTCAAGCTTGTTGATCTTGAAGTATTTGCAGAAGCCAGCTGTCTTTGCCCCGGACGATGTGAACAAGCGCAAAATGTCATCAATCTGCTCTTCGTTTATAACCCCTGTGAGATCGTCGTCATTCTCATTGTCTGGATAACGACCTTCATCATCGTCGCCTGATTCAAGTTCAAACAGCTTCAAAAGGGCATACTTTTTTGCATAACTCAATGCCTTGCCGGGCGCTTTATCTCCGTTATCCATAGCATGTGCTTCAATGACAATAGAGAGTCTATCGGCTGGTTCAGATGCATTGATGAATTCGAATGAATAAGTTGCGTCATATCTAGCTTGCTTTGCCCCCTCCTCTTTTGGATGGGCGCATGACTTTATTAAATTAGGAACGCAAATAATCCCTTGCTCTATCATATGTTGACGAAGTATCGCCGTAACAGAGTCATGGCTTACTGCGGTATAAGTTCCGCTCCCGGTAGAAACCTTCTTGTCTTTTTGAATATATCCAACAACTTTTCTTACTTCGTTTATTTTTTCATACAAGTTCATTTAAACCTCCTTAATTTTTATAATATCCAAGATCAATTTCTGCTTTTTTTCTTGCTGCTATAGCATCTTGCAAGTCAATGAAATAACCAAGGTGCTTTACCCCTTGCCCACGACCTATTGTTGCCTGCCATTTTTTTGCTCTTTTATGAAAGCAAATTCCAGCATACCCACTTACATTGTCTTTCCGTATAGTGGCATTTCTATTTTGCCCGACCCTATCAACAACTCTTAAATTAGAAATTCTATTGTCATTTTTAATGTGGTTTTTATGATCTATTTCTCCGTTCGGCAAGCTCTTGTGTACATAAAGCCAAGCCAATCTGTGCGCCCTATGAAGCTTGCCTAAAACACGAATTACTATGTATCCTCGCTTACTTAGATTGCCAGCTTTAGTCCCTTGCCCGATATGATTCTTGTTATTTTTTAACCAAAAAAAATCTCCAGTATATTTGTCATATCTAAGCGATGAAACCAATTCTTCATGAGTAATCATTTTATATCCAAGCTGTAAACATGACTTAGTATTGCATATCAACTATATCATGTCAACAGGTAAAAAATATTTAACTTGCTGGTTGCTATTATACGGAAATCCGTATAATATGCAAACACAATTTGATTGGAAGTAATTATGAGTGATGAAATTTCAGCAGCAGAAATAATTGGTCTTCTTGGTGGAACAAAGAAAACGGCAGACTTGTGCGGTTCAGCTTGGCAGTCTGTAAGCGACTGGAAGCGAGTCAAGAATATACCTGCTGGAAAGTTGTTCTTGCTGGCATATCCGCTTGAGGTGGCCACTGAAGGCAAGTGGAGTCGCAAACGATTGTTCCCGGATGTTTGGCGTCAAGTATGGCCAGAATTGGACTTTGAAGTTAAACAAAAAAACAGGAGAAATAAATGAAAATCATTATCCAAGAGTTTAGTAAAAGAGAACCAAACCCAGCTCTCTTTAGAATGGCATTAATTCAACTTATAGAGAGAAAAGTCAGCGAGCAATATGTCGTTTATCCTGTTCGTTCTAGTAGTGCGTTCGAGCTATTTGATCTAGACGGTGGTGGTCAAGGTAGAGTTAACCATGTAACGCTACAGTTCGAATACGAAGGCCGTCTGGACGATATAAATGTATGCAGAAAACTTGCAGCAGAGATGATCAAGCATGTTCAGTCAATGTGGCCTTGTGGCAGCACAGTAGTATGGCGCTTATACCCGGAATTCAAAGAATAAAATCTTAGGGATCAAAAAATTCTTGATGAAGAATCTGACCGCGTAGGTACACACCAGCCAGATAATTATGTTTCATCAATAAGAATGAGAATAGGCGCAATATGCAGGGTGTGATTAAATCAAAGCATCCAGACCCTAATAATTTTCGCCATAGCTTCACGAGAAAAGTATGCCATTGGGTATATTGCTCTAAATGTGGCATGGTCTTATTAAAAAATGAGCCTTCAATAAGGCGTTCAAAACAACCCTGCGAAGGGTAGTAAACGTAGTAATTTTAATTAACTAAGGAGATAAGCATGAGCAAAACATTCCAAAGGCATCCATTGAGCAGCGCATTCCCACCCATGTCACCAGAGGCTTTTGCAGAGCTGAAGAGCGACATTGATGAGAACGGTGTGCGTGAAAAAATCGTTGTATTCGAAGGCATGATTCTTGATGGATGGCACAGGTATTCTGCGTGCTTGGAATTGAATGTAAAGAAGCCACCAATTCTTGAGTTTGAAGGTGATGATCCGATAGCCTATGTGCTATCTAAGAACTTCCATCGTCGTCACATGGACAAGAGCCAGCGCGCATTCTCTGTTGCCAAGCTGGTTGAGTGGCAGGATGGGGCTGGTAGGCCAGCAAGTAAAAGCTTGGATGCGGCAAATAAATTCTCTACTAGCAAAGGATTAACGCGAGAAGAGGCAGCTGGATTGGCCGGTGTTGGTGTAAGTACAATTGATTCAGCCAAAGAAGCAACCAAGGCGGAGCCAGCAGTACAGGCAGCTGTTGTTGATGGCACTATGTCTGTTAAAGAAGCGGCAAGATTATCTAAAATGCCAGCTCAAGAACAGAATGAAGCCGTTGAAGCAAAAAAGAGCGGTAAAAAACCAGCGAAAGCAGATAAGCCTTCTAAGCCAAAGAAGGAAAAAGAGGAAACTGTTCCGTTGTCTGAGTTCACTCGGATGGAAGATCAGTACAACGAACTTGCCAGCAACTATGACTCCATTGCCTTGCAACTGAAGGCATATGCATCGGTAGCAGAGGACGGTGGAGTCGAGGAAATAAAGCAGCTTCAGGCTCAAGTCATTACGCTTACCAAGAGCCGTGATGAATGGCAAAATAAGTGTAATGAAATGGCGAAGCAAATTCGCACTCTTACCGGAAAGAAGAAAACAGATGATAAGGGAAAGAAAAAAGAGGCTGATAAGTCTGCATTGTAAGTAAACAAAGAGGGGTGGAAACGCCCCTCATTATCCGAGGTAAATAATGGAATTTGATAAGTTAAGAGAGTATCAGCAAAACAGCATCCTTAAGCTACGCAGAGGCGTACTAGACGGACATAATTCACAGGTTTTGGTTGCTCCAACAGGCAGCGGCAAAACAGTCATAGCGGCAAGCATTCTTGGCGAGGCGCACAAAAAAGGAAAGCCAGCACACTTTCTTTGCGACCGCATATCGCTTGTTGATCAAACTTCAAAAGTGTTGGATTTTTACGGCGTGCCACATGGGGTAATCCAAGGCAATCATTGGCGTGCGCGCCCTTGGGAAAAAATACAGGTTGTGTCTGTTGCGACCGCATCAAGACGCAAAGGCAAGAAGAAATTTATTGACCAAGAGCACGAGGAACCAAAGCTTGTTATTTGGGATGAGTGCCATGCCAGTTCGTCTGCCGGGCTGGAATACTGCGCTAATCCAAACGTTCAGGTTATCGGGCTGACCGCTACACCATTCTCAAAATGGATGGGTAAGTCATTTACTAATATCGTCAACAGCATTACCACGAACGAACTGATAGATGAAGGATTCCTTGTCCCGTTAAAATACTATGCTGCCAAAGAGGCGGATATGTCTGGAGTCAAGGCAAAGTTTGATGGCGAATGGGAAGATAAAGGCATGGAAGATAGGTGCCTGAAGATCGTCGGTGATGTAGTTGAGGAGTGGATCGGTATAACTCACAAGTATTTCGGTGGCCCGGCTAAAACTATTTGTTTCTCTGCCTCAGTTGCGCACGGAGAAGAGCTTTGCCAACAGTTCCAGTCACGTGGTTATAACTTCCAGCAAATATCATATCTTGACAAGGATGACGAAAGTAGGCGTGAAAAAATTGAGGAGTTCAGAAAGCCTGATTCATTAATAATGGGCCTTATATCATGTGAAGCTCTTACAAAAGGCTTCGATGTTCCTGATATTCGAATCGGTATCGGCGCTAGACCGTACAGGAAATCTCTGTCAGGCCATCTACAGCAGATAGGCCGCGTCATGCGCCCACATCCGGGCAAGGAATTTGGAGTGTGGATTGACCATAGCGGTAATGTTCTTCGTTTCTTGGATGACATGCAGACTGTGTTTTCTGAAGGCGTAGAGGACTTGTCGAAGGCTGATATGGATGCAAAGCAGCGTAAGGAGCCTACTGACGAAGAGAAGAAGAAATCTAAATGTCATGTGTGCGGATTTGTCCATTCAGTGAGAATATGCCCGGCGTGCGGAGCGGAGCGCCCAAGGCAGAAGAGTAAGGTCGATAATGTTGCTGGATCAATGTCTGAGGTCGATGTGAATGGCAAGAAAGCTGTTCAGCATGAGTGGATGGCCGACAAGTCGTTAGTATGGAAAGAGCTTTGCATTATCGCTGGAGAAATGAAAAAAGATTATGCTTCAGCAGAGAAGTTTGCCTTGGCTCAGTTTAAGAATATATTCGGATCATGGCCCAGCAATAGAGCGCCATTCGAGCAAAGCATAGCCTCAGGGGTTGAGCCTCGTAAACAGGTTCGTGGAAAAGTTACAGCCAACCTGATTGCATACCGACATATGGTAAAGAAGGGGATTGGGAGATGACGCAAGACTTTATTTCATTCGCTTCATGCCATGGCCTACAGATACCGCGCTTGATATGTGACGATCAATGGCACAGGGTTCCAACAGATGATAAGCCGCACAGTAAAAACGGATCATATAAACATAATGGCAAGTATGGAATTCTGATTAATTTCCGCACCATGACAGAATGCGCTTCTCATCCAGATCGTAACAGCAATGAATTCAGCGCAGAAGATCGGGCAAAGTATGCGAAGGAAATGGCGGAGGTAAACAGGAAGGCGCATGAGGATCGTGAGAAGAAGTATTCAGAAGCCCGTAAAAACGCCTCCAAGCTGTTAAGTGAGTGCGAGCTAGACAAACACCCGTACCTTGAAAAAAAACGGTTCCCTGATGCCTTAGCTCTGGTCAGTGGAAACATTATGGCAATACCAATGCGCGACTGCCTGACGAATGAATTAAACAGCATTCAGTCAATCAACCATGAAGGCGATAAAAGGTTCATGTATGGCGGCAAGGCAAAGGGATCAGTGTTTGTTATTGGCAAGAAGAAGGATTATGAAAACCCAATAAAAATACTTGTGGAAGGCTACGCAACCGGACTGAGTGTGTATGAGTCAATAAAGGGATTGTGCATACCATGCGAGGTGATTGTATGTTTTGCGGCTTCAAATATAATCTATGTTGCATCAAAGGTAAGCGGTAAGCGAATTGTGTTTGCTGATAATGACGTTTCAGAGACTGGACAAAAGGCGGCAAAAGAAACTGGATTGCCGTGGACTATGGCTCCTGAAGTTGGTATGGATGCTAATGATTATCACCAGAAGGCCGGGATATTTGCGCTTCAAAAATTGATTCGAGAATGTATTGCATTGTTGTGAAATTAGTGTAAAGTGTTAACTCCGAGGTGTGGGATTTAAGGTTAAAAGGCTAGCCTAAAAACTCAGCACAAAAACTATCGCCACACTCCGGGCCTATAATTCTCTACTAGCAAAGCATTAAAACGGATGTAGCTTGTATCGTACTAATTGCAGTAAGTCGCTTTCTGCGTGAGTAGCACGGTACAGGCTCCATCCGTTTTGGTGTATTAAACCGTCAATGATGGCGGCGTACATCAAAGCTGACGCAATGCGCATAGTCTGATATGCAGGGCGGCTGGTGTGAGTCCAGCTCCATTCGTGGATAGGTGAAGAGGCGGTTCAATTCCGTGGTCACGAATA